TTGTATTGATAAATAGGTTGTCTTTAAAATTCAACCACGCTTTTTTAACTTCTGCAGGTACTACGTCATACACATGACTTCCTACTAATTCTGTTTCACCGTAGTTTTCTTGTTTGAAAAGATTACCTACTAAAGTAGTAGTGTTAAATCTAAGATATCTGGTAAAATCTTTTTGATCTTTAATTACCCTTTTAACAAGGTTTACTTTTGGTACAAAATACGTGTGAATTCTGTCTTTGTAAATATCTATAGTTTGGTCTACATCGTAATTACAGTAATACACAGTTGCTTCTAACTCTTCTGCGGTTAGTGGTCTGTCGATATTGAAAGGTACTGAAGTTTCTTCAATAGAAACGCCCTTGTTTGCTTCTATCATTTTCAAAGATGGCCGACCAACATCTATTTGTTGGAATACGTCAAGACTAGTGAATTCATTTCTGAATCTAGTAGTAAATCTGTTTCCGATAATCATATCATTGACTTGTTTAAGTCTATTTTTTATAAAATCAATATCCTTATCGAGAATTCCCATTAATTCTTGAATTACTCTGTCATCGTAATAATAGTTATTGTATCCAACCAATACTTGAGTATTGACTATATCTTTTAAATCTACTGTGTACTTTCCGTCATTCTCATTGATTTTAATTCCGAAATTTTCACAGATAAAAGGATTAAAATTTTCGGTAGCTACTTCGTTGTGAAAAGTAGCCACCTCATTTTTGTTAATATCTTTAAACACTAAGAGAAAGTCGTGTTTAAAGATTTCGATGTCATATATTACAACTCTCTCTAAATCCATAATCTATCTCCTATAGTTCTTCTAGTAGAGTGATTTCTCCGTAGTAGAATTTACCAAATGCACACTTCACATTTACAATGATGTTAGATCCGATCAACTCGTCTTTTTGTTCAAATGGTATACCATATCGTTCATTGAATTTCTCTAATTGTTTTTTACGTTTTTGTGGGTTTACAAACCATTCTTTTAAATCTTCAACGTAGTCGGCGTAAGTCATTTTAGATTGATAAGGTTCACCTTTCCATTTATATTTAATAATTATAGCTGTTCCATTATCTTCTATTTCATCAATAGTAGTTTGGAATGATTTTCCTTTATGTTCTTCTTGAAATTTTTTCGTAAATTGAACTTCCCAAAGCGAATTGAATTCTTCATATTCATAAACATCAAAGTTTCCACCAATTGCTTGTTCTAAGTCGTCAAATGCAAATCCTACGTACTCTAAACATTTTTCCTCTATTTTCGCTGCTTTTTCCGGACTAGATATCCATTTTTTTGAATTTCTATCGAATTCTCGTTTGTTGAAGTTTACATCGTAAAATAATTTACTTTCCAAGTCGGCAAGTTTTAGTGTTGCTTTGTAATCTTCTTCTCTTTCTACTGCTAATAGTCTTAATCCTTCAATTTTGTTAGTCATTATTTGTTCTCCTTAAATTCAATGTTGTATTTTTTTAAATAAGTAACTACTCTCTTGTAGTCAGTTTCATTTGTTAAAGTAATTACAAAATTATCTTTCTTAATTTCTTCTACTACTTCTTTTTTAATTTCTTCTCTAACAGCGTTATTTCGTTCATGAGACTGTCTAGAAAGTGTTAAGGCATTATTTAACCTACCATTGATTACAAACTCTTTGTAGTCGTTTAAAACGCTTGTATCGTCTGTTAAATCAGTTAACATTTCATATTCATTTGATGTTCTCTCAATAAATTCAATAATTGCAACCTTGTATTTGTTGATAGTTGTACTCAACTTAATCGGGTTGTATCGTAAGAATGTGTCAAAGTCGAATAGTTTATAATCATAACTGCTGCAATAACCGTTAAATTCTTCTTCAACTTCTGCTGTTAACTTTTCTTTTCTCTCTTCATCAATTCTTTTAGTTTGATCTCTAACAAGAGTATCTGCTTCTGAAATCTTATCGATTAAATAATCTGCTTGTTCGTTTAGTGTATCAAGTTGTCCTAACACCACTTTTTTAGCTTGTGTTTTTAAATTTCTAAGTGAAGCAACTTTCTTGTTGAGTTCTGCTACATACTTCTTGTTAGCTGTTAGTGTTTCTTCTGTCACAACTGTTGCTTTTGATGTTTCGATGAATTTATCTACTTCATCTTCAAGTGACTTCATATAATCACTGTCAATTTTAAATCCTATAAGTTTAGGTGTAATGTCTAGCGAAGACCTTACTTCTACTAATTCGTGTTCTACCATAATATCCTCCTAATAAAATCTACTACTTTTATGTAGTTCTATATATTTACTATCTTCACTACGTCTATTCAGTAAATAAAAATCATAGCTATCTTGTTTGCTAAGGTGTCTACGTGCATTTTTAATTACATCATATCCGTATTTACTTTTGTCAATTGCTTTAATTTTGTACTTGTCATAATTAGCTTCTATAAACAAATAGTCATAAGTTCCATTACCTAAATTACATTCGTAACTATGTTCTAATGTGTTAGTGTCAGTAGCATATATTCCATATTCATCGTTATATTTAAACACTATTCCCTGTGTTGGAACGTTGTGAACACAGTCAAAAGGTTGAAGTGTTACAATTGTGTTTTTTAATTTGATGTTGTATTGAACATTACTTCTGACAACAATTAAATCTTCATCTTTTAAAAAGTCTTTCAATGCTTTACTGCATAGTATTTTAATTTTAGGATGGTACTTTCTAATTTGTTTCAAAGTAGCTTTTTTCACATGGTCGGTGTGTTGATGTGTAAGAAAAATCATGTCTATATCATGTAAGTATTTACTGATTTTCTTATATGAAAGTCCGATGTCAACCATCATTCTTTCAATTACAACACAGTTTCCGTCCGAACCACTGTTGATTATTTTATATTCCAATTAATCACCTCATTTCTTTTAATAGTTTTCGTCCTTCTTGAATATATTGAATCTTAATAGAGTGATCTGTTGAGACTTCTATATTCTCAACAATTAATTGTAAGAATTTGCGATAAATATTCTTTTTTCTGAATTTACTACTCTCAATATTGAGACTCTCTGCAATATCTTCATTGTCAAATACATCTTGATAGAAATATCGACCATTTTCTACAAATATATTTCCACTATCTTTTAATTTACTAAGTGCCGACCTAATAGTCTGTTCTTTAGTGTCCGGAAAGTGTCTGTAAATGTCGTGTAATGTCAGTCCATAGTCTGCTTCTTTAAGATATTCAAGAATGTAAAAACTAACTCCAGTATTCTTCCTCATTCTTAAACTCCTCCATTTCACGGGCTTTGATGTCTAAAATATCCTGTATTTCCCTAATTTTCCTACGTTCTAGTGAATAGAAATTAACACGATTAAGAATATCTTCTAATTTATTACTCGTAAATCTTAATTCTTCTATTATTTCTGAGTATTTTTTATTCTCCATGTGGGACACCTCTTTGTCTATTTATGTTTTCAACTAATTTTTGAAAAGCTTCCTCTGCGATTTTTGTTCCGTTCAGAAAAACACATTCGACTTTTTTATCTTTTAAAAACTCTTTCTCTTGTTCATTTAATAAATCATTTAACTTATCAAATACAGCTATTTCTTCTTTTTCATTCAATAAATCATTACCTTGATCATCAAGTAAGTTCGCTTTATATTCCTTTCCTAAAATAGAGCTAAGTAAAAACGTTGCTTCTTGAATTATTTTCTTAATATCAGTTGTTGGTTCATCATGCTTTTTACACAATCTAAAATACCTTTTTCCCATATTTCCGTACCAAAAAGCTTGTTCATGAGTTAAATTAGCATCGTTTAGTAAATTTTTTAATATATATCTTGTTTCAAGCTGTAAACTATCTACTACCATTTCTTTTCCATCTATAATCACAGGAACATTTTTCAGTTCAAACTTGTAATGTTTTGGATTAGGTTTGTTAATATTATCTTTTGTCACTTGCTTTTTCCTCCTATTTGTGTTATTTTAAAATTGAATATTTTTATAAGTAGTCGTTTTCCCGAACGGCTATTTTTTATATGTCTTTTGAGATGACACCACATATATCTTGACTTAATCTTTTGATACATTTTTTCTTTAAAGAAATAATTTTTTCTTCACTATGTTTAGGAAATGTATCACACATCAAAGCTGAATGAATTCCCCCTATAAGATATGCGTTAACTACACCCTCTATAACATTAGGTTCTTTTAACCCTAATAATTTTATAATTTCATTATCAATATTTACTAACATTCCCATTCTCCTCCGAATTTAAATTTATTATGCACTCTTCTAAATATTCCTAATATATCCGCCTCAGGAAGTTTAATAAGTCGTTGATATATTTCTTCAACCTCGTTATTATTATTTCCATTTCCATATAGCAACTTATCGACACTAGTATTTCCCATGATAGCTATTTTAGTTAAAAAATCTTCTGGCGGTAGTCGAAAACCTTTCTCCCAGTCAGACAGACTACTTTTACTAGCTCCAATTCTTTTTGCAAATTCAATCAAAGTTAAAAAGTTACGTTTTCTAATAGACATAATAAGGCGACCAACTTGTTTTTTGTTGATATTTTCATCTTGATTTCTTTTCAAATTCTAATACCCTTCTTTTTGACGTTGAATGTTCACTAATGATTTTTTCTTATAAGCTTCAAACAATTCATCAAAACTGTAATAAATCATTGCAATGTTTAAAATTAATTCAATAGCAAATCCAACAGTTTGTTTGTAAACAGTATTATGTACACGTTTTGAGAATAGCTCACCATGTTCAATCTCATTTCTCATTAATCTAATGTGGCGTTCAGTATTTCTATTTAACACGATATTACATCTATCAATTTCAAAATGTTTCTCATCATCATTTAATAGTGATAATGCGAACGCTAGACAATCAGCTAATTCATCTAGTTGCTTTTCAACGGGTGTCTTGTGCTTTTTCCAAATTTTGAAAAATCCAATGGAATTGTACCATTCATGAAATTCTTCACTTAAGGCTGTTATTATTTTTTCTCGTTGCCATGTTTCCATGTGACTATCTACTTCGTGTT